TTAAGGCCAGTGGGGCAACTGGAGAAGTTGGTACAGTAACAGTGGTGATATCATGAGTTTTACATTAGCTAGCTTAAAAACAGCCGTAAAAGATTACTGTGAAACATCTGAGTCAACATTCGACACTCAGCTGACTACGTTCATTCAAGAGGCAGAAGAAAGAATACTCAAGAACGTAGAACTTCCTGTGTTTAGAAAGAACGTCACAGGAACTGCTACAGCAAGCAATACATATCTTTCAACGCCAAGCGATTTTCTCGCATCGTATAGTTTGGCTGTTATATCAAGCAGCGTGTATAGCTATTTGCTTTTTAAACATGTGTCTTTCATTCGAGACTATACGCCTAATGAGTCAACCACTGGAACTCCAAAGTATTACGCTTTGTTTGATGACAACACATTTATTCTGGGTCCAACCCCAGACTCAAACTACAATTTTGAATTACATTACAAATTCAGACCCGCATCTCTAACTGCAGGATCAGATAGTGGGACCACCTGGTTATCAACAAATGCACCAGACGCATTGTTATATGGAACATTAGTAGAAGCTGCAACATTCTTAAAATCACCTGAAGAAGTACCTGCATACGAACAAAGGTTTGTTAGTGCTGTATCTGCTCTCAAAAGAATCGGAGAGGGATATGGCTCTAGGGATGAATATAGATATGATATTGCTAGGGGCAGCTAGATGATGGTTGAAGAACCAAACATTGAGATAGGCCAAATTGGTGTGACCACCACCCAATGGAAAGGGCATGATGTAGATTATTGGGCAGAGCAGGTAACTAATAAGATAGTTAGTATTGGTGGTAACTGTCATCC